TTAAAATGGGCTGACAGAACCGATGCCAATTTGCAAACGATCGAGTGGCTCGCCAGGCATCCCTGCCCAACCGTCGTACAACGCGATTGACGTGCCATCATCACAGCAAACATCCAACCAGTTTTCCCGCGCCGTTGTTTGTGTGCGGTAATAGGCTTGCTGATACGGCTCACCGGCCGGTGTCAGGTAAATCATCTGCACCTTGTCAATCGTGTGACCGACAATGCCTGCACAGCCATTAACCGTGTCATTTGGATCACCTTTGTAAACCCAGTCGAGCCAGCCATCTTCTAACGTGCTGACGCGATACTGAAGGCCGCCATGATCTACCCGAATGTAAAGCAAGTCGTGTGCGTGGTTTGGCAATCCTGCAAAACCTTCATCGCCGGCACCAAAATTGGTGACCGGATCTAACCAGCCACCATTCTTGAGCTTAAGGCCGTACGTGACGTTGACCTTTTTGACCGCAGCAGTATTGTTTTGTACTGGTGCGGACGGGGTCGACCCACCTTTGCGCCACACTTCATAATACCGCAGGCCATTGCTGATGGAGTTATTGATGTAGGCCGTCACATCATGCCGCGTGATCGCGGTGTTGGCTTGGCCGCCTGTCCAGTAGTCACACGATTCGAATGTTTCGGCGTCATCGTGAATGATACCAACGTGCCCACCAGCACCACCGCTATATGCCATGCCTGCCGAAGACCAGCTCATCAGGACGATGTCGTCCATGCTGACATCCCAGCCGTTATCTCCGCCACCAGCCCACACATGGATACGTGTGAACCCGTTAGCCGCCAGCTGACTGCCTAAGCTCACAGTGGATGGCAATCCGCTAATGTTATAGCCGGCCTCCTTTAGCGCCTGCGATACGGATCCGCTACAATCGGCTGTCCCATCGGCACCGTTACGAGAGCCATACATACTATAGGTAATCGTGCCGATGTGACGATCGAACCAATCATGAATGCTCATTCGTGTACGCCTCCTCTACCGCTTTGTCGATGTCCTGTTCAGAAGCGTCAAGACCTAGCGACTTCGCTTTCTCGTGAAGCAGAGCCACTGCACGCCGCTTCTTGGACTCGTTAGTCTCGTCCTTGTCCGCAAGCGATAGAACCACTTGCGTTGCAAAAGCTTTTAATTGTTCCATTACTTGGCCTCCTGACCTTCTGCCGGTACTGCAGATACTGACTCTGGCACCGCTGAAGATGCCGGAGCGACAGCTGGGGCCGCAGAACTAGCAGATTCTGAAGCTGCCTGGTCAGCCGCTTTATCCGCTTGCAGCGCCTTAATCTGATCCTCTAGCGCCTTGATCTTAGCCGCCTTGGTAGTGATGAGTGCCGGGTAAGCTAACGCCTGCTGGCTGTCACCGACACCCTCTGTAGTTGGATCAACGGCTACCCCGATAATGGTCAATAATGCAAACACTGCATTGACCACTGCAGTGAGCTCCTTACCCAAACTAGCAAAATCCCAGTTGTACCCGAAGACTGCCGCTACCGTTTGAACTACCAACAAAGAAGCTGGCACAACGGCCAGCCAGAATTTGACGCTCAATACTCGTACTGTCCAATTAATTTTCATGGTTATTTTCTCCTTTAATGCCTACGTTAGCTTCTAATCGAGTGATTCTTACCGAGTGACTGCCAAGCTCGTCATCGTGTGTTTTCAGATGAGCATTCAAGTCTGCCAGCGATTGTTCATGCAGTTTTAGCTGACGATTAATTGTCTCTGAAAGCATTTGAATATCAGAACGCAATGGATCTAAGGCAATCTTTTTGAACAGCCAGCTGCCCGCACTTACACCCACCCCTATGATTGATATGAACTCCGCCCAGTCAGCCATCGTATATCCCAAAAATGTCACTTTCTCACTTCTTCCATAAGGATGTAACGGCTAGTTATAGTTGACTCAATTTTCCGATGTTTTGCTGCTATCTGTGCCCTTTTTTTCAGAAGTCAAAGAATCCTCTGTGTCATAAAGCAATTGCTGAAACTCGGCAATGTCAGCTCGAACTTCTTTCTTGTTCGCGTCATAGAGTGCCTGATTCTGAATTGACTGATTGACCGTATTGGCTCCATTTCCTTCTTGGTCAATAGTTGCGTTCAAATAAGCGACCTGAACATCACCAATGGTGGATGTACCTGTGAGACTGATGCTCTTGTTAGTTTTCAATGTCATGATTACTTCTCTCCTTTTTCAAACGCTTCGTACAATGCCAAATATGCATCAAGATCGGGTCCGCCTATTTCGTTCTCATCAACGTAGTCACTGATGATTCGCTGGACATCGTCAATGTGATTCACATAAGTACCACCTTCGATTTCGGCCTTCTGCTCAAGCCATTCACCATGAACCTTGTTGTACTCACGAGCTAGGTCGGGATTCAGCTGAATATTACCGTTCGAATCTGTTTTTGATTCTCCATTCTCGTCTTTAAGAGCATACTGAGCGACTAAGGCTTGCTCATCCTCACCAGCAGATTTCAAAGTTTGCTTTAACAATTTGATGAACTTGGCAAGTGCCAGAGCATCCCTGCCCTTAACTTTTATTTGTTCAACAAGTCTGTATACGTTAGCAATATTTGCATTTTCAAGTGTGATTTTCATGTTTTCCTCCCAAATTAAAAGCGCCAGCCTATGCCGTCGCTTTGAGTTCATCGATTTCAGTTTTCATTTGTGCCAGCAGTGGCAAGAGTGCTGCCGCGATCCGGTCGTACTGGATCCCTTCAAGCTCACCATCTGGCCCACGGACAACCAGATCCTCAAGACCGGCAGCTTCCAAATCCTCGGCAATCAGGCCAAAGTTTGTCTGTGGTAACTCTTTTTGCTCGCCGCTTGCATATCGCTCCATGGCTGCCTTGTCCAGCCAGTGAGCGTTTGGCACGGTCAGCAACCGCTCTGCCAAATCGGTCGACCGGGTTCGCTCGATGTTGACCTTGTACTTGCTGGCAGACGTGCTGCGGACGAGAGCACCATCAGAAGCAACAAATACGTTTGGAGATGATGAAGTCGTCATATCGTAGACCGAGCGTATATGCACGTATTCTGCATCAATAACAATCCGGTTTTTTGGCCCTTTGTTCCAGGTAGGCGCGTTAGTTCCGATATATATTGCAGGCTGAGATGAAAATCCATTGACCTCATATTTGTCTCCACCATCAATTTGCACCAGTGTTCCTTGTCCGTTTAGGTAAAACCAGCCCGTGTCGCTCATCATGAGTGACGGCGGAGCCGCTATCACGGTCGATGGCCAATTATCCTTGTGAATGCCGAGTGTTAGCACATGCTTACCTTCGATTAAAAGGCCTTGTCCAACAATAGCTTGGTTAAATCCGATTTTACCGTAGTCAGGCACAGCTCCATCACCACCGCCCATCAATGATGCCCACATACTTGACGTCGACAGATATAACTCTCCTTGTGTGAACAGCATTCCTTTAACGCCATCGCCCTGAGCAAACGTTCCATTGTCAATATTAATGTTTAACAACCCATTAGTTGACTTAATTGATCCTTTCTGAAACAGAACTTCACCAGTATTCAAATTGATGGCCAAGTTAGCGCCAGAAATCGTGCCAGTCACAATAGCTGATGCGTTCAGGTTGATCACGTTGAGATTGGCCGCATTCAACGTCCCGGTGGTGATCTTGTCAGCAGACAAACTTGCGATCGCTGCTGAGGGGATGAAGGCATTGCCTGTAAAGACAACTGTTGGTGCATCTAGAACAAGCTT